CTGATGCAGACTCCATCTGCTTGCGGAATTTGATGTGATCACGGTTAAGTGAGATCACAAACTCGCGCATTTCTTCAACTGTCATTGATTCGTTGACTTCGATCTTGCCATCTTCAGGTGAGGTGACTTTGTATGTTTTTTCCTTTGCCATTGTTTCAACTTGGTTATCGTCAGCTTTTAATTCTGCGAGCTGTTCTTTCTTCTCAGCCAGCTCTTTCTGCTTCAGTTCGATCAATAGATCCTGCAACACAAGAATGCGCTTCAGTAGAATCTCGATCTTGTTCATCACTTCCACTCGCTCCTCGAGTGTCATTGCGAACGATGTCTGAGGAATCAGCACGATCGCAATGAGTAGTGTCACTATGATTTTTTTCATACTGGATAGTCCTTAAACTTCTTTGATAAATATATCTTTTTCTGACCCCAATCGCACCGAGGATATTTCATCAGATCCGTCTCGGTTGCGCGACTGAGTGCGAGGTACTGATTCAGTTCTTTGTTTAGTCCCTCGTATAGATGATGATGCTCACAGAGCGGAATAATCGCCCACTTCTCATTGATTTGAGATCCAGCATAGATGAAGGCGTGCTCCCACGTAATGCGCCCGCTACAAGTCCCCTCGTGCCGACGCATACATCGGGAGTAAAACGGATCATCCGCCATCTCTTGCCTTAATTTAGGTGATATTTTCCGCATACTCAGGTAGATCATCTGCGACGGTTCGACAGAAATCGAGCCATCGCTCCTCGTTCATTTTCCGTTGCTTCACCACTTCTCGACGAGTTGGTGGATACATCGGCGGAACTACTTTCCCTTTTCGTTTATGGCCGTTCTGGATAAGAGCGCGGTGACGCTTCACATTGTCTTCGCGCGGTAGGGAGTAGAGATCTTTCAACCATACTCCCTCTTCTCCAGTTTTGCCAGTCTTGATGTGGTGTGAATGAAACTTCTTCCAGATTGCAATCGTGAGTGTGATGTCACAGTTGCGCGTCTCCGGATCATCGCGCAAACACTCAAGAACCTTTTGTCGTAGATCGATCATATAATCCCTAGTTTCATTGCCAATAAATGACCGGCAACACAACCAAGGAATATCAAGATCAGGTGAACTACTTTGATTTTGATTTCTTTTTCCATATTACCAATCTTGTTCAGGTGCTTCGTCGTCGAGGTGGAGATACCCATCCAGTCCAGTGTGAGCATAGAAGTATTTTTTCAGCTCACCATTCAACAGATCTTTAATATCATCATCGAATGGGAATTGTTGCTGAATACTTCGATCCTCGTTGTACACCAGAACCTCCGGATCATCCGTCCACGCCATCGGAGCTTGCACTTTTACGATGAAGGTACTCATACCACATCGCGTTCGACCTGATGCCCGAGAGCTTCAAGTCGCTCTAGTAATTGAGAGATCGGTGCTGAATACGCAATCGATGCAAGACGGTGATCCTGCTTGAATCCGCCACGGCCGACTGTGTAGTTCCAGCAATAATCTCGAAGTTGTTCTTCAGTCTCACAGACTACTCCATTGATTCGCCACATACGCTAGAACGGAATATCTTCCGGATTTATTTCTTCGGCTGGATAATCAGGTGCATTCGACCCTTGCGCCTGTTGTTGCTGAGGTGCTGATCCTCCAGCTTCACCACTCATAGACTTTGGTGGCAACTGGAATGATTCAATGTGGATCTCAGTCTTGTAAAACTTCTTTCCATCAGCTTCCCAATTACGCGTCACTAAACGACCCTCAGCATAGAGCAACGCACCTTTGCCAGTGTATTGCTGTAAGATTTCAGCAGTCTTGCCGAATGCCACCATATTGTGAAATTCGACCTGCTCCTGCTTGTTACCATCCTTATCTTTCCAGTAGCGATTCGTCGCAATCGAGAATGAGCAAACACTCTGACCGCTCGGAAGAGCTTTGATCTCAATCGCGCCAGTGATGCGCCCGAGGATGTGTACTTTATTTACGTTCATATAGCTTTTTTGTGATGTCCTTATCGACTGAATAAATTGTTTGTAGTGCCTTGAATCCAACGTACCCTTGAACCAGATCTGATCGACTCAACACAACAACGCCGAACTCACCAGTATCCTTCGAGAAGTGTACGATCATCGCACCATCAAGCTTCTCTGAGTATTCTTCCTCGTATGCCTTGAGGTACGAACTCGCCTGATAGAAATGTGATGAGTACACGCCCTTGCTGGTTTTATAGTCGAGTAGATACTTCCCTTTGTATTGGTCGTTATCAAACTCAACCAACTCATCAGACGTACCAACGAATCGCTCCTTGCGAGAGAATACGCTGAACTCTGACTTCAAGAACTTCGGATCGTGCTCCTTCACCCATTCCTTGAATGCGTTGATGCCATTGTCTACTTTGGCTTTGTCTTCATCAGTCAGTAGCTCGTAGTCACTGGATAGCTCTGCCGTCTTAGGATCTGCACTGTAATCCTCAGCAAATTCGTGAACGATGGTTCCTACGTTGCAAGCTTTCTCCTTGATCTCATTGTGTGCATTCTTCCCTTCAGCCAACATCGAGAGCACATCATCTCGAGTGAACTGGCGACCATCACGCATCAATTCAAGCACTCGAGTCTCGAAGCACCCAACCGCCCAAGGAATGAGCTGACGTGATTTATCGAGTTTGTTGATGATGGTTGATGGGGAAGGGATCCACTCTTTGCGTTCCTCCCCGTCTTCTTCAATAAGTTTGTAGCGATGAGAGTTCGGGTAGAATGCGACCTTGATCGCACCCCCGTAGAACTCCATCTCCTTTGTTTCTGTCTTTGCCATACTACTCTTCTTTTTTTAGAAGAAGTTCTTCTGCACCTTCGCGAAGCAATCCTCCTTCTTTTAAGTTTTTAATAATCCCTGAAGCAAACGCAAGATCGTATCTGTTCTTCAATGCTTCGTGTATTTCATCAATGTGATTCTTGACTGATTTCTCAATCTCCTTCAGACAACTTCGATCATTCAACACATACTGCATTTTCTCGTGAGCAATATCATCGATGTTAAATGTTTTCCCGTCCGGCTTTACAAAGACTCCTCTTTGGATAGCTAGACTAACACGATCACTGATCTTCTCTTCAAATTCACCTTGGAACTTTTCTTTCAATTCAGCAAGCAACTCTTTTTGAAGAGTCGGACTAAATCCATTTAAAATTTTTCGTAAAACTTCTTGATGAATTTTTTCCTTGAGAATATCGTTTATTGTTCCTGCTTCGCTATATGAGTCATAATCTGGATATTCTGCGTAGATATCCTTGAGATCAATAACTATTTTTAGATCTTTAGTTTCCATACGATTATTCAACTACCTCACCATCATCTTCCTCCGCTTTCTTGGTGGTTTTTTTGCTAGTAGATTTTTTAGCAGTCTTCTTGACAGCTTTCTTTTTTGGTGTCTCCTCCTCTGGCGGTTCCTCAGTATCCTCTTCGACCTCTTCAACAACTTCATTCTTGCTCCAAGAGAATGACTCTGTACCCTGAACCGCTTTCACGATGTTGTCGAACTCTGGCGGGATGTACTTGCCGAGCTGACCTGTACGATCCTTTGCGATGTATTTGTCGCTGGCTGGATCTACCATAATGATTCGCTTCTCTTCGTCTTCCTGATTGAGTACTGTCATATAGCCGACGATATCAACCATATTGACCACTTCATCAGAGAGCTTCGTCATTAGCATCGGACGCTTGATGATCTTGTCCTCGTCTGGTTTCTCGTCAACGTGAGCAACGAGAATGAGGTTCACACCTGAGTCACGAAGCAATTTGATAGTTCCGCGCATCTTATCCTTGAGCCAACCCCAACCGGCCATCGATGGTGACCCATCTGACTGCACGAGTTTTTTATCGCCAGTCTTGACCATATACATTTTGAGCTTCTCCATCAGCTCACCGATTGGATCGATGATGATGGTTTCATACTCGCCTGATTTGGCGATCTCAAATACTCCGTTGAGATCTGACCATTCTGAGATCTTTGCAACATCGACCTCAATACCTCGCATACCGAAGTATTTTGATCCATTCTCACAGTCAATGAGAAGTGGCTTTGGTGCGGTAGATGCAAATGTTGTCTTACCGACACCACCGTTCCCGTATACCATCATCACGACTGACGGCTTTGCTTGAGGATCGGTTGATTTGATTATTTCCATATTGTTGTAGTGATTAGTGTTCCGGCGAAGGATGTCTCCTATTGATCCAGAGATACGCTGATCTGATGGTAATCGCACTGTGCTTCTTGCCAGTCAGTGAGGTAGAAGCTCGGATATACCTGAGCTTGCTCCTGCCACTTGTAGCAATCTGCACGTTCAGCGCGATCCATTAGATACGGCACACACACAAAAACCGCAACGAGTATTGCGATTGTGCTGATTGGTGTGATGTATTTCATAAGCGATGCTGAAGTCAATATTTCCCGTAAGGTGGGAAGACCCGACTATTTAATAATACTGTCGATCTTTTTGACGATGAGACGAATACCTTCGCCGGTTAGATTAAAGATCCGTCCTGTTTCTTCAAAAGATCGATCAATGCCATCTTCCAATCCGTAATATGTTTTATAGATCAGCTTGTTTTTGTATGAAGCCGAGATCTCCTCGAGTGCTTCAAGCTTGGCAAGTCGATCCTGACGTTGTTTTGCCGATAGCATTACTTGTCAGTATATACCTCCCCAAGTTTTTTGCAAGTCCTAGTTATGCACAGTCTACTTTTCCGGCGGAATATCTGACTCGTATGTGATTTTCTTACCGCCAACATACGCAGTCTTTTTGTACTTCTTTGGTGAGCACGTACACTTTTGATTGCGATCGTGCCACACCCCCTTCTGACATTTCCACTGTCCAAGTTTCAGCCGTTTCTGATCCTCCATTGTGTCGGGAGAAAATATTCCGACTATCTGACCTTTGTTGATTGTCTCGCCACGGATCTCTATGAAGCGGGGTTCAGGTTTGTTGATCTCTGTGTTAACCATCTCCTTCTTCTCAGCCGGTATCCAAA